AAAACAGTATCATTGCAAATACCTATCGCTCGCGATTCGTCCTCGTCGGAGTTACCCGCACTGTCTTTAACTTTTTTAATACACTTGCATAATTTTTCCGCAAGGATTTCTTCTGCTTTATTTTTTATTTGTTTGGAAGAGTCCGAAGAAGAAAAAGGTATATTATAATAATTTAATATTTTTTCATAATCATTTTTAGTTAAAATACCCATGATTATATATTTGTATTAAAGTTATATTAAAAGTAGATAATAATTATTTTACAACAAAAAAATATATATTTATATATTTATATTTTATATTCATTTTCATTTTAAATGCCTAAATCAATAAAAAACATTAAAAAGAAAGTCGTTGTTTTTGATTTAGATGAAACACTGGGATATTTTGGACAGTTGGGTAGATTTTGTAATTTATTAGACGAGTACTATAAAAACCCAAACAAATCATATAGTATTTTTAATGGACTAATGGATTTATACCCCGAGTTTACTAGACCCAATATTATTAATATTTTAAAACACTTATTGCAAAAAAAGAAGGAAAATAAATGTCAGGCTGTTATGATTTATACAAATAATACAGGAGAACGAAAATGGGCCGAACATATTAAGGGTTATTTCGAATACAAGCTTAACTCGAAAATATTTGAACAAATAATAGCAGCTTTTAAGATAAACGGAAAAATCGTTGAAATAAATAGAACTAGTCATGAAAAAAGCGTAGATGATTTTTTTAGGTGTACCAAGTTACCATCAGATATCGAGATTTGTTTTATAGATGATTTATTTCACCCCAAAATGAATAATGATAATGTATACTATATTCATGTTAAAGAATACAAGCACCTTTTACCTGCGACTGAGATGTTAAACCGATACTTGAATTCGCCTCTTTCTAGTGACATAAAAAACAAAGATGAGTTTAAGCAGTTTACCATGTTCAACTTAAAATATAGTGTTGTAGAAAAGGACAAACATGAACACGAAATAGACATAATTGTTAGCAAGAAAATGTTGGAACACATAAAAGAATTTTTCGACAAAGATGAACCGTCGATGAAACTTAAAGTATGTAATAAAAACCAGAAATCATTCAAAAAAAATAATAAAACAAGTAACAACAATAAAACGGTTAAAAAAAAATAAATATATTAATTTGACTTGTTCTGAATTGAACTAGTGAAGTGATTGTTTGCAGTTATTTTCCTCCGAGATGCGTTGGAGTGCTCGTGCATGTTTCTTCGTTTTTTTGTGACTGTTCATGTTGAACAACTGAACTTCGCATCCACATTCGCACATAATCTTCGTCTTTGCCTTTTCAAGAATCTCCTCTCTTCTTTTCTGATAGTAGTCTTTGTTATAATTTTTTATCTTGACTCCTTGCTGTTTGTTGTAGTTTTTCTGGTATTCCAGTTTGCGTTCCCGGTTCCTGTAATAGTATCCGTTTTTTTCCCCGTCACCGTCACCGTCACCATCGCCATCGCCGACCACATCAACCGTTTTGCCTTCCCCCTCAGTCGCCAAATCTGTGCCGTCCTCGTCGCGATCATTCATATTATTATTATTATCTATTATATTATTTATATTTGTATTTGTATTTGTATTTTCTGTCTCAATTGTATCGCACGTTGATGTAGCCAAAAGAGTCGAAACTATGGATACGTCAATTCTAATTCTTTTCACGCTTCCGGAACCACACCCACAACCTGAACCTGAACCACCTTTTCTTTCTTTCTGAAAAGTTGAAGAAGCCGGGCATGTATCGAGGTGTGACGCCATTTTATATTGTTTTGTTTTTCGCATACTCATACATATATCGCGTTTTTTCGTTTCAATTTTTTGTACCCTCTAAATAGTAGTGAATAAAAAATGTACCGAATGCATCTTTTCAACCTACGCACTAAAGTTTGGTATACGACCGGCAACAAAATTTGTCTAGCTTGCCTAAAAATATGGCGCCACTTTCGGAGTGTCTTTTCATCACCTCGGGTGTTAATGTAACATCGGTAACTAGGACCTTTTTGTTTCCCTGCAACCAGTAAGTGTAAGGAGGACTTTTTATAGTCATTGTTTTCGAACCATCGCGTCGTAACTTGTACTCAACGGGTTTAACAGTTCGCAACATCTGGACATCTTCAGAAAACCATCCGTAATATTCAATGTCGGGTTCTTTAACGTTAAAACTGTCAGCAATTTGCCTCTGTGTTTCAAGTACCCTTTCAAGCATGGTACGAGCGTCTTCATTTCCACTGCTTGCACGACTTGAAACACTTGTCATTTTTGAAGTATTTGAAATATTTTGTTTTTCTCTTATGTATTAGTTAGAAGTAATTAATTACTTTCAATTTTTTTGAAAATAATTAATATTACAAACGCAAACGCAAACGCAAACATTAGCGCCGGTAACGCCTTCTCGTATTTTTACGCATTGACATCTTTCGACGAGAATGATATCGAGACCTAGAACGAGACTTTCTATTTGCACGCATTCGTCTTCTTTTAGTACCACCACCACCAGACTGAGAAAATTCAAATCCCTTCTTTTTACCCATACCCATACCCATACCCATACCAGCGAGATTCTTTTTTTGGGCGTTATTGTTGTTCTTATAATCTGTTAATATAACAAGTGTGTTGTTACTTTTGCCTTTACTTTTTTTGACGAGTAACCATTTCTTTAAATCTTCATAACTTCGGTCTCCTTTATAAGATTCAGGGGTTGTAAGTTTATTTGGATGAAAGTACAATATTGTAGGGAAACCAGAAACAGAAGGACTTATTCCATGCTTCTTAAACATATCCATATTACCACTTTCGATGGCTCCTAAAATAATTTCATTTTTATGTTTATCTTTAAGTTCGTCTATTAACTTGTTCCACGCGGGTTTCATAGTTTCACAATGTCCGCACCCATTCATATAAAACAATACAATACCGTGCTTTTTTTTCAACTCCATAATTTCACTTTCAGTTAATATTTTAGGTTCATCAGAATTTAAAAACATTTATTCGTATTTATATATTTAATCAATATTATTTATTATAACATATGTTACATTATTTTTTTATAATAAAATAATATATAAAAGATGTTAAAAAATTTATCAATAATTTTTTTATTTATAATCGTTACATATTTTGTGTTGAACTATACAACGGCGGACTTTAAAGAAGCACTAACAATGCCTGGCCTTGATACGAAATGTCCAAATGTGTTAATACAAAAAGGAGCACTGCTTTATTTGTATAACTCGAAAAAAAAAGAAGTCCCAGGTGTTAATCCGGTTATATTTAACAATTTAGAAGAATACGTAGAATTTGTTGAGTTTCAGCGCGCATCCGGAACTATATGCCCCGTATTATATTTACAACATTCAGATGAAGCCAACGGTACACAGTCATATAAAATCCGCCCTAGTCCTACAAATTTACTAGGCGGGCTAAGCGGTGTCCCAGCATCTGGTTTTCCTTCTTCACCTCCTCCGCGAAAACAGGTTACAAAGTTACTCGATGCGTCCCATGATGATCCACCTTATAACACAAACTCATATGCTGGATACGATGACTCCAATACTCAACAAGGAGATTTTACTCCCGACATGATGCTTGACTATATTGCCGAATCTAGTGGCCTTAGTCCTAACCCCATGGACCCAAATTGGGGTGGCTCCGATTTCACACAAACACTTGTAGACAAAGGTTACTATAAAGGGGATGAAGTAGCACGTCGCGAATGAACTATTATAGTAAAGATTATGTATTTTCTATTTACTTGAGCATAAAAATTTTTTAATATTATCTACACAATTTTTATTTATTTTCCGCATACTACCTACCTCCGTTTTTATCATAAATGTATTTAAACAAGTCGGATCTTTTTCTAGTTGATATAAGAGATTTTGTATTGTCTTATATTCACTCATAATTTGCGTAGCCGTTTTAGAATTTATACCCGGAATACACGATAACATGATTATATTTATATTTTCCGGAGTTATATATTCATTTTTTTCTTTATGACCTTTAACGACGCCGCAGTACTTTTCACTTTCTTCCGCTTCTGTAACTTCTGTAACTTCTTTCACTTCTTGTATAACCGAATTTGTAGACACCACACCATTATCGCCGATCGAAGTAGTAAGATCATAATACGGTTTTCGGGTTTTTTCGTTTGTAATTGTTTTATCATACTTGTCGGCAAAAAAAATAATTGTGTCCGCGGTTTCGCAAATTGTATTTGTTCTTACTACCGAGAATCCTTTGTAGTACAAAAGCGAAAACACACAACTCATAAGTGTTTTTTTCGAAATATGTGTCCTTTTTTCATTATATCGTTCAATATCTCCCTCAATGATATATATAATATTATGATTATGTACCGGTTCCTTATCTAAACGAAAGGACTGTTCGTTATATCTACCGTCCTTGATACTTGCAGCCAGATCATTTAACGTTTTTCTTTCAAAAATAAGAATAGATTTCCCCGACTCATCCTCAAAAACTACATCGCCAATATGCAGTTGTTCTATTTTCATTTTATTGAATTTCGCATTTTCTCTCGCATCTATTACTTCTCTAGGTATTATGACGTTGCTAACATCAACATCCTGAAACATATGAAGGGGAATCAAGCATCCGTTCTTACTTTTATTTGAAGTTTCGCGAGAGGAAGATGCTACACTTACATCCGACATATGTGCATCTATTCTTCGTTCAATCAATGGTATCAAGTCTGTTTCGCGATTATCTACTTTTATTACTATACCTCTTGTCGACATATGGTTACACTATTTTCTTGCGTATATATATTATCTTGCATATTTTTTATATCGTTTAATGATATATAATAACTATATGCTACGTAGAGGTATATGATGTGACATATACATTACATATAGTTATTATCGTGTAGTACACATATGAATTACATCATGGGACCAGCATGACGAGGAGCGTTATAGTATTGTCTAAACTTAAACAAATAATCTGCATTTGCAGCGGGAACAGCAATTTGCGATCTTTGAGCAAAAGATACCATAAAACCGGTTGCACTGGGCTGTGCTCCACCTTTTTTCATTCCACCACCATTGTTAGTATTGGTATACATTCCATCGGTTGAACCAGGGCCGCTAAACATTACACGACGAGCCGTAGCCGACCGCCCGTTTCTACTTCTTTGTCCGTTTCTTTCAGGCATTTATTTTAGTTCTATATAATCTTATAATATTAAATTTAAAATATTATAATATGAAAAATATGTTTAAATATCGCACATAATCGTGGTTTATCAAACCCTAGACTGATAACCATTACCGAACAAGCGTTTGATACCAGGCAAGTTTTGCATTCTTCCTATACCACCTGATCCCTTGTTGTAAGTAATCAAACCCTTGGCCTTCAAGTACTCAAACCCTTCTTTGCAACCAGTGGGTATACAATAGTTACAATAACTGGTCTCTCTCTGGTAGACTTTTACGATGCTCGAAGGAACGCCTATAGTTGGAGGCATTCCAGCCATGCTTCCAAAGATGCAACCCTTGTTAGTTAGAGAATTTATTGCCGAAACCCTTTTGGGACCACTTAAAACCATTTTATTTTATATATATGCTAAATATAAAAAATTATTATTTATTACAATTATTATTTATTACAATTATTATTTATTACAATTATTATTTATTACAATTATTACAATTATTATATTCTTATTTATAGAGTAAAATAAATTGAAATCATTTAAAGATAAAAATATAATTAATAGTAAGGTCTATCAAAAAACACAAGATTCACAACTTCTAAATATCAATGACGACACGCTCAAAAAAAGAAACTGAGTCAAATTCGCCTGTTTCTTCTCCTTCTCCTTCTCCTAAATTAAACACGAGTGTTATATCTGACCAGACACAAGCACGAGCACAAGCACAAGCACAAACACAAAATCAAGGAAAAAATATATTAAATGACATGGACATTATTCAGTGTGATGACGGTTACATATTTAACCCATACAATCAAGAAAATAGAGAGATTACATTGAGCGAAGTTCAATCTATTCTTTCTTCATATGGTATCCCGACACAGTTAAATAACTTCGAACTATATCGTCGCGCATTTATTCATGCTTCATATACAAAACGGCCGCAGCTAGAAAATGCTAGAGAAAATATCAAGATTATGCCTCAACCTGCGAACTGTATGGCTCTTAGAACCAAGTCAAATGAACGTCTCGAATTTATCGGAGATGGAGTTCTCGAATGTGTTACAAAATATTACCTATATCGCAGGTTTCCTAAAGAAAACGAAGGATTCATGACAGAAAAAAAAATAGCAATTGTAAAAAATGAATCGATTGGAAAACTTGCATACGATATGGGACTACATAAATGGTTTATTATTTCCAAACACGCAGAAGAAAAACACACACGCACTAATCTTAAAAAGCTAGGGTGTCTTTTCGAAGCATTTATAGGTGCATTATTTCTCGACTTTAATAAAATTGCGGTTCACGATGATGGGAAATGGTTTGAAAATGTATTTATTACGGGCCCGGGTTTTCAGATGGCGCAAAAATTCATAGAAGCAGTATTTGAAAGACACATTGACTGGATATCGCTTATTAAGAATGACGACAATTATAAAAATATTCTGCAAGTAAAAATACAGAAAGAATTTAAAACTACTCCTGATTATTTAGAAATACAGCATGACATTGATATAGGATATACTATGGGTGTTTATTTATGTCTTGGAAAAGAAATATATCAAGTCGACTATAGAAAGGCGATTAGCTACGGCGAACTAAAATCATTTACAAAAATTCGCGAAATATATGAAGAGAAGGGGCATGTTTTAGTTCATTTTGCTTCTGGTACACACAAGATTAAAAAAAAAGCGGAACAAATGGCTTGCGAATTTGCCCTCCAAAACATTTAATGTTTACGATGTTAACAATAATAAAGTTATTTTTATATTTTTATTATTGTTGTATATAATAAATATTTGTATAAATATATTATAATGGCGGACCAAGAATACGAAAACCTAACGTCACAGATAAAAGATTTAAAACAAAGATTATCTTCCGCCGCCGATGATCCACAAGAAGCAAGAGAAATAGCAGATACGTTGCAAAGACTACAACGAAAAGCAAGTTCTTATGCTGCATCTTCAAGTGTACTAGCAGCTTCATCAGCACCTGTATCGCCATCTCAGGCAGTCGTGAATGACTCATATATGCAAGAAGAAGAAGAAGGCGCCAATGACGAAGCTGTAAATGTCGCCGAAACGGCTGCTGCTGCCGCCTCCGAAAAGGCAAAGTCGGAGAGAGACGAACTGTCTGATCGAGCGAGGGAAAATTTACTACAAGTATCACAGGCCCCCGAAGTAGGACCTAATATTCTTCCTAGTGGAAAACCGGGCGTAGACTATGCACAACAGATGATGATACGCCAGCTTCAAACAACCCTAGCGCCGGCATTTATTTTAGACAGGTTAGAAAAAAAACCTACTCCTGTTTCACAGTCTAGACCAGAAGATTCTGAAAAAACTGAAAAAAACGAAAAACCTCAAAAACCTAAACCACAAGCACGACAAAAAATAAAAGTTACATTTCGTAAAAAAGGTGATGGTGAAGGTGAAGGTGTAGCCGGACTAGCAGAAGAAAGCGCAACTGTTCAAGGTGTTGTTACTGTTATAGATAAGCGCGCCGAAGATACACTAAATCGTGATGACATTTTAGAAAGACTACGCGCTACTTTACATGTTCATATTTCGAAGGCTAGCGACTTTCCTAAAACGCAAATGAAAGCACAAGCACAAGCAGGACCATCAAGTACGAAACATTCATTTATTCCTGACTCTGCAGCAGTCGAAGCAGACACCTCTTTACTTACTCGCCAAATTGTTATTATACGAAAATTGCCGTCTCGTATATTTCTCGTTGAAGATGTTTCTCTTATCATGGGTGCTGCCGCTTCATCTACCCAACCATCAAAATTAACCGATGATAAGGGTACTGGTAAAGGAGCTGTCGCTGTCGCTTCATCAAAACGCTTAACTGAAAAACCGGTATGGGGTTTAATATCCGAAGAAATACAGCAAATGGAAATAAAGGGCGATTTAGTTGCAACACGATTGCCTAGACGACCACTTCCTAGTGTATCTGCATCTCATTACTATATGAATAATCGCCAAAAATTCGTTAACTTTATTAATGAACTTTTTTTGACATACCACGACGAAATTACTAGTCAAAAGGAACAAATTTCGTGCGACCCTGCCGCAAATGCCGAGTTTTCTCTTTTAACGCATCAAAAAATAGTTCGCGATTATTTGAATGTATACACACCATATCGCGGGCTACTGTTGTACCACGGGTTGGGAAGTGGTAAAACGTGCTCTTCTATAGCAATTGCCGAAGGATTGAAAACATATAAAAATGTTATCGTAATGACACCAGCATCGCTACGAAGAAACTATGTCGAAGAAATGAAAAAATGCGGTGACGAAATTTATAAAAAGAATCAATTCTGGGAATTTATACCTGTTTTGAGCAAGGCCGACCCAATGGTACAAACGCTGGCTGTTATTTTACAGCTAAAAGACAAATTCATAGTCGAAATGAAAGGCGCGTGGCTAGTAAATGTTAAAAAGCCATCGAACTACGTTTCATTATCTTCTGCGGAGAAAGAGAGCCTTGATCGCCAAATAGAGCAAATGATAGATGCAAAATATACATTTATTAACTATAATGGTATGCGAATGAGTCACTTGAAGTCGCTGTCTTCCGACTTTACACAGAACCCCTTTTCAAATCACGTAATTATTATTGACGAAGCGCATAACTTTATTAGTCGAATTGTAAATAAATTAAGACGACCAAATACACTTTCCATGAAACTATACGATATGTTAATGACGGCCGAAAATGTAAAAATAATTCTCTTGACTGGAACGCCTGTTATTAACTATCCCAACGAAATTGCGATTATTTTTAACATACTGCGCGGTTATATTAAAACATGGAAATTCCCTCTTCAGATTGGAACACAAGCAAAAGTCGACAAGAAACTACTTACGCGGATGTTTGAAGGTTTAAATACACTCGACTATATGGACTATAATGATAGTTCGCACATACTGACGGTTACGCGAAATCCGTTTGGGTTTTACAACGTAGACGATAAGGGGCAATATAATGGAGTATTGCGAGTATCACCGGATGGCGAAACCCCTAACTTATCTGATACCGAATTTGAGAAAATCGTTCTCTCTACATTAAAAACACGCGACATTACTGTAACACCGGGAAGTATTACTGTAGAAACATTCAAAGCTTTACCTGACTCATTAGATGCTTTTCGTTCTTATTTTATTAACTCGGAAACAGGACAAGTAAAAAATATAAATATGTTTCAGCGCCGTATAATTGGACTGACGTCATATTTTCGCAGCGCACAAGAACAGTTGATGCCGAAGTATGATAAAGATATGGACTTTCGTGTAATAGAGGTACCTATGAGCGACCACCAATTTGCGGCATACGAAAAAGCGCGTAGTGCTGAGCGCAAACTAGAAAAGAAATCAAAATCTAAGAAAAAACCCGGCGCAAAAACTTCTGGAGCGGGTGCTGGAGGTGAAGGGAAGGGTGACGACATATATGAAGATGCTGTATCCACGTACCGTATTTTTTCGCGATTGTTTTGTAACTTTGTGTTTCCAACCGAAATAGGAAGACCTCTCCCCAAGGAGGACGCGGATGTTGAAGGGGCGATTCGCGAAGGTGCAAATGAAGAAGATGTGGATGCAATAAAGGCCACAGAAAGGTTAGATAATCCGAATGGAGAACACACGACGGATGAAGTAGAAGAATTATCGGCAGAGATATCCGGAAAAGTTGATACCACATATGATAGAAGAATTGCTGCTGCTTTGACGCGTCTTAAGAGTGGTATGATGAAGTTTCTCACAAAACCGCCACAGGGGGAGTTGCAAATATACAGTCCCAAGTTTTTAGCAATGTTGGAAAATATACAAGACCCGCATCATCAGGGGTTGAATTTAATCTATAGTCAGTTTCGTACCCTAGAAGGTATAGGAATTTTTTCACTCGTTCTTGAAGCAAACGGTTTTGCGCGTTTTAAGATACGCAAAAATGATTCCGGAAATTGGATTTGTGATATAAGCGATGAGGACCAAGGCAAGCCTATGTTTGCATTGTATACAGGCACAGAGGCGGATGAGGAGCGTGAGATTTTAAGAAATGTTTTTAATAGTACATGGGACTATATTCCTGTTTCAATCAGAGAACAACTGATGCCGAAGTCGACGAATAACTTTATGGGACAAATCATAAAAGTTCTTATGATCACCGCTTCCGGCGCTGAAGGTATTAGTTTACGCAATGTTCGCTATGTACATATTATGGAGCCATACTGGCATCCCGTGAGAATAGAACAGGTAATTGGGAGGGCTAGGCGTATTTGCAGCCACAATGACTTGAAAGATGAAAAATTACGAACAGTACACGTGATGTTGTACGTGATGAGTTTTACGCCGCAACAAATGATAGACGACTCGTCGCTTGAACTCAGGTTAAACGATGTCAGTAAACGCGACGCAAAAAAACCGCTCACAACTGATCAGTCGCTATTCGAAATATCTACTATAAAAGAGGAAATCAATCGTCAGTTACTCGTGGCTGTTAAGGAAGCATCTATTGACTGCTCAATTCACCGAAATGTCGCATCAAAGGAAAAACTAAAATGTTTCACGTTTGGTGTAGTAAACTCAAACAAGTTTGCTTATGCGCCATCCATAGATACCGAAGAATCTGATGCATCTATGGCCCAAAATACGAAAGAAGTAGAGCTGAAATTAGTAAAGATTACATTAACCGTAAGTGGTGTTAAATCGGATTATGCTTTTGATAAGAAAACAAACACTGTATATGACTATAATAGTTATCTTGCTGTGAAAGATATGGGAGGTGAACCTTTAATGGTCGGTAAAATAGTAGAGAAAGATGGTAGTAAGTCATTTGTTAAAATGAGCGCATCGACTGCAGGGCCGTCGGCGAGTGGCGCGAAGCCTAAAAAGAGTGAAGGAGGTGTTGCTGCTTCTAGCAAATCTAAAGATGCATAAACATATAAACATATAAACTATGAGGCGTTACAGATGCGTGAGATTAATCGAAAATCGTTTTTATAATATTTATTCAAAACTGTTAAATATTATAAATATACAAACATCATATAAGAATTCTGTTATTTATGTCGTTCCACCCTTTCAAGTAACTCTAAAATTTTATCTTGGGTCTGTTTCACTGTTTCTAGGTATGTTTGCATTTTATTTATCTTTTCATCTAATTTATCATATTCTCTCGAGTCTCTTACGTCTCTAGGTTTTTCATCTACAAAAAGTTGGATAGTATCATCACCGGACGCGCCGTCTTCTTCGTATTCCGTCATAAAATCATCCAATGGTATAGTATCAACATTCGATATACCGCGATTCATCGTGTTTGTTCTTTTTAACTTGGAAAGGAATGATAACTGCTGATTATCGTGTATTGTATCGCGTAGCGTGTTGCCCCGAGCAAACGTTTCCACACCGGTTAATCCTTCTTTATCGTACAATATTTCCTCGTTATTTCCTTCGTTAAAAGATACGTTTTTTTTATTTATAATGGAATTTTGATCAGTAGGGCGTTTTATTTCATGAGAGCGTTTTACCGCGATAGAAGCATTAAGAGCGCTAGTTACGGGGTCACTTGAACCAGATATCCATTCTTCTGCATGTTTTGAATCATCTTTATTTATATTCGTAGATAGTTGCTCTAACTCTCGTTGTCGCGACGATAACGCTTGTGCTATTAGTTTATCCATTTCATCGCTAGCGAGTTTATTATCATTTAGTTTTGTATCAGAAAAATCAATGCTTGTTGGTTTTTTATTATGCAACATACTATCCATTTCTTCTTGTTTCTCTTTTAATCGACTTTCTAACTCTGTCATGCGATGATTCTGTAAATCATCGGCTCTATATATCTCTTCTAGTTTTGGTTTCTTACCATTTCCCCTCGAGTCGATATTTTTAGATGACTCAGGTGTTATACCAAATCTAGGAGGAATTGGTAATGTAGCAGTGGGCGTCTGTAATACTTTATGCGGTTGCTGCGGGACTTTTTTAAATTTCGCCAACTCATTCATCATTGTTTTAATTACCGCCTTGTTACTATTAACTATCATTTCTGATGCCTTTTTATCATAGTCATCATCTCCTTCATCGTTTTTATCGAAAAAAATATCAAACTCGGGTTTCATAGATAAAATAGACATCTCAAAAATTCGTTTTATATTTTCAAAATAATTATTCGGAATGTCATTAAAAATACCCCCTTCTTGTAAAAGACCCCATATAATGCTTTTATTTTCGTTTTTTGTAAAATCTATAAATGACATTTAAAAGTTAATATAATTATTATATTTATAACTATACTATATATAAATTATTTAATATATTTTTTACACAATAATATCTAATGCATGTGCGTTTTATTGTTTGTTAAACTAACATAAATATATAATCTCATACATATATACCAGATACAACATACCACATACCACATACCGTATACGTAACCGATAATATACCTTACGTGCCCTCATGACAATGTTAAACATAGGGTACATCATTCCAATAATAATGTCATGTCATCTTTTATTATTAGAGTTAGTAAAATACAAGAAAGAAGAAATAAGTAAAAATATCATACATTTTATTCATGCGTTAATTTTTATATTGTGTCATAATTATAACAGCGACATGGTTTATATCACGCATGTAAGTATAGGGTTTTATACATATGATTTAATTTACTTGTGTACGACGATTATAAAAGATAAAAGTAAAGCTACACAAAATGTCGGATATATTCTTCATCATGTAATAACAGTAAATATACTATGTTATTCATTATATAGTGTATATTCTGTATCAATATTACACGCGTTCTATACTTTAGAAATGTCGAATTTAATGTTATATATTTCTTACCATATACATAAAGAACATAAAAACTATAAATTAATATATACTACCGATTTTATTCAACTTATATGGTATTCGTATCATAGAATTATTAAAATATTACTATTTTTTTTTAAAATTAAAAATGAAATATTAGATACTCATGTAAGTATTCCTATAATGGTTTTTATAATATATTTAATGGGTATGTCATGGAGTTATAACTTAGTAATAAAGAACATTAAAAACTTCAAGTCATATAAAACATTGAAATAAATAAATATAAGTAATAATATAAAAATATGTTTAAAAATATGTTTAAAATATCTTTACATAATATTATAGTGTTAAATAGCAATATAATGTTACATACCACATATAAGCCCCAGTCATGGCTGGTCGCTAATTTTAAGTTACTCTTTTTCGATATTTTTTATAAAAATAATAAAATATATTTGATAATGCCGATATACAATGTACCTGCATCTCAACAGCACATAACATTAACAGTGAATAATAAAATATTAAATCTAACAGAAAGTTATGTAAAAGATTCAAATGAGCCTATTTTAGTATATATTTACGAGTATATAACTCCACCAAATACAGTAATAAAAGTCAATATTAAACTTATTAATAATATGATAAATTCATATAATATTCAACACATCTACACACTTCCTGAACAAAGATTAAATAAAAATAGTAATAACTTTTTAGCGTTAACAACATTATTTAAATACGACTACTATTTGTTTCCACTATTTTACAATTACTATAAAGAACAAGGGGTTGACCATTTTTATATGTATTATAACGGGACTATTACGCCCGGAATAAACAAAATATTTGATAAGCCCGATGTTACGTTGGTTGAGTGGAATTTTAATTATTGGAATCCGCGTGGTGTAAAATACCCGCATCATGCACAAATGGGACAGATGCATCACGCTCTATACAAATACGGCAAAGATATATATGACTATATGATTTTTTGCGACTTGGATGAGTATTTGCATATTCCTAAAAATAAACTCATTGACTCTACGGTACCTAATAACGAAGTGCATACTGACAATACCATTAGACAGTTTATTACAAATAACCCAGATACTGATATATTTGGGTTTTGTAATTATTGGGCAAATACTCTTGACAATAATCTTCCAAACACACCATATTTGCCTAAGAAGTTCTTAGCTATATCTGAACCACATCAATATAAAGAAAGAAGTAAAAATATTTATAAAGTATCATTTATAAATACAATTGGGATACATCAAGTAGGGGGTGAACATTACAATTCGCCGAACGCATTAAGCGCGGTAAAAAGTATAACAGACTTAAGTATGTATCATTTTTATAATTGGTCATCTAAAAAACGAGTAATCGAAAATTGTACGAACATAGTAGAGTTACCGTAAAGTATTAAAGTAATACGACTCTACAAGTCTACAACTCTACATTAAAATAATGGTTACGAAATTTCTGCATTTCTTCATCGGGAAAATTATCGGTAAGAAAGTCTTCCGGTTTTTTAGTTTCTTTAAGCAAGTTAATAATCATAAAAAGAGAATATACTCCACACTCAGTAGGTTTTTTCTGATGGTGTTTTTTATTTTCTATGTAGCGAAAGTCTATTCCAGCAACTTTACCTTGTTCTATAATTTTTTTAATTAATTTTTTCACTTCTTTTGGTGGAGGGTTACCTGTGCTATCAAAAAAGAATATATATTTCTGTTTTATATTTACAAACATAGATATCCAATGTGAACCAGACAAATAATGAGGATCAGTATTAAAAACAAGTCCGATTTTATTTCTACCATTTCTTATCGAAATATTTAAATCAAAGTGACACAATTCTTCCCATACACATTCGCCGTACATTTTGGGAGAGTCAAAGTCTATAGGCGCAGCCCCTATAAAATCAAAATATGGATACTCCTTCTCATATTGCTTCATAACATTTTCAATGTCAATACTATTTAACCATTCGTTGGGGTTTTTCTTCCAGTCATCGGGGCTTTTCGGCGCAAATGTGTAGTTTAACATTTCTTTGTCTACACCGGATGAAGCAAAATTTTGTTTTAACCAACATGATTCTTTATTGCATACATTTTTTAAATGCTGTTTTAAAGAGTCCCAAATCTCACGCGGGTCATTCGTAGTTATCATAACATCAGGGTGACGAGCATTCCATAACTCTTTAAGCTTTATCAATGACTCATTGCTATAACACGTAAAATCATTTTCTTGTAGTTTTGGGCTACATTTTAATTTTATAAATCCATCGGGGTGTTTTTCTGTTCCAAGAGCTATATTTTCTATTTTTTTATTTAGATTTCCTCTATTTCCCTTATATCCTCTATTTCCCTTATATCCCCTATCTCCCTTATCTCCCTTATTTATTTTTATTTTATTTCCAACTTGTCTGTTTTTATTTTTTAATGTTTTTGAAACATATGTTCTTTTCGATGTTACACGTCTTCTTCCTCTAAATTCTGATTTAAATTTCATATTTTTATCTACAAATTTTAGAATATTCTCTATTTTTTTTGTTTTCATTTTGTATTTTATATAATCACGTACTTGTGTAATTACGTATATATTATTTGAGTATAATTATAAAAATATATTGTAAAATAATAATTATTAATTATTAAATAAAATTAAATTACGCTATTCTCACATTTAGTTACTTTAACTTCTATAACATCATTTGTATTCGTTAATTTTACACCATTATGCACGACACCCTTCGTAAAACCCTTTTTAATATCTTTCTTTTTATATTTCGGATCCTTCAAATTAAACTCTTTTGTTTTTGGTAATAGCATTTCGTCTTGTGGGGGCGAAGTTTTGGTAACAAAATTATCCATAGTTATCACTTTTTTATCTACTTGTTTCATAAACAACTTATTTGCATCATTCATTGACCAGTCATCTACGCCCGATTCACCATTCGTTGTTGTTTCTACTAAAACCATATCCTTATAGTCGCCTTGTATATTATCCATGGTATCCTTAAATTTAAAGTGCGATATACATAAACGCGAAAATGCGTTAAATGAACTTATTATAATATCATTTATTGGAGCATCGTTATTATTATTAATATTATTATTTAAAATATCTTTCACCATAGCTATAATACGTTTTCTATAAAATCTTTTTTCACTTTTAAGTACAGTATCGTGTTCCAAATTATTTTTTTTTAAATATTTATTATATGTATCAGCATTCGCCATAATTTCAAGAGTAATATAGTTAATATTGTCTATTTTATTCATACCAGTATTAACACTATGGGTAACACCTATACCTACATCTACACCTATACCCGATTTATCATTATTTTCCATTTAAGATGAATGCATATAAAATAATATTATTTTAAACACGAATGGTGTTATAAATAATATGTATCAAAAATAAATATACTTATTAATGAGAATAGAAAAGTTTCTCTTCTTCGGGTACAATATCTTTGTTCTCATTTCTAGTATTATTGTTAAAAAAACTATTCCCTAAATTATTAGGATTCGGATTACAATGGTCAAAAATTTCCTTTTTAAATAAACCAGGATAAGGTTGTTTTATGGGATTAGGGGGAACATACACATTATAAAGGTCGCTACTAGAAGAAGGAACATACTCGGACTGTTCGCAATCCTGTAGTGCAAAAAACTGTCTACGAAGCGTAGACTCAACATTTATGTTGTTAACAAAGCCCGACCAAGGAGCCATATTATTTCCGGGGTTAAAGGTGGTATGAGGGCTATATACGGGATAGTTATTGAGAGGTACAGCGGTCGGCTTACTTTGGTCTAAGATAGGCATATAACCGTATTTTGTGGAGACGGGTACCTGGTAGTAAAAAGGCTGCAACGGCGTAGATGGAATATTTCTTGATGATATTCTATCATTTATTTCATTTTGTCTTTCATACTGACATAAATATAACTTATTTGGAACACCATACATTTTGGGTTTATCATATACTTGGGAAACAGAATCCATGCGAATATACTATATATTTACTAATATTACTATATTACTATATTATATTTTGTTATAATATTTTAAAAATGGGTTAAAGACAATAAATAATAATATATATACGTATATCTACTCGATATCTACTCAATATCTACTATTTGACGCGGGATGTGTGGTATATTTTTTGTTCAAAATTTTTTAAATCCAGATACCCTGAAAGTATATAAAAAATCTCTACTAGAAAATCTAAAGTCATATCAAAATGATTTCTATAAACTGTCGCATCGCGGACCAGACAATAGTATTTTTCTAAATGATACACAATTTTCAAAAAACTACGCGTGTTTTTGGGGCTTCCATCGTCTTGCTATAAACGGACAAACACCCGAAAGCAACCAGCCCTTTTTCCTTAAAAACTGTCGTCTTATTTGTAATGGCGAAATCTATAATTTTCGCGAACTTATAAAGGAATTTGGTCTCGAAGAAGAATACAAAAGTCAATCCGATTGTGAGATTATTATTCATCTGTATAAAAAAATTGGTATTCGCGACATGCTTCGTCGACTAGATGGAGTATTCGCGCTTGTTTTGCATGACTACGAAACGGAAACTACATATGTTGCGCGAGATCCTGTCGGCGTACGTTCGCTTTTTATTTCAGGATATGACTATACGTACAGTAACGCCATGGTTATTTCGAGTGAACTAAAAGCAATAAATGAATGTTTTAGACCAAATGCTAAACAGTTTCCACCAGGTTGTTATGCTACATATTCTAAAGACGTCAACGGGTTTGACAAGGCGAATACTCCTTTTTTTAATTATTATGGTTACTATGAAAATGTGTATATTTCACAAAACAGCGCGACAGGTGCAACAGGAGATGTGGACAGAATTTACAACTACCCTACGGTGGAGGATACCGAAGAAAAAATTTGTGCGAATATCGCAACCTTGTTCGAAGAAGCGGTTGTAAAGCGTCTTATGAGCGATCGCAAAGTGGGTGCGCTTCTTTCGGGAGGGCTGGATAGTTCATCCGTTGTAGCAATCATGTGTCGTCATATGCCTGCAAAAGATTTGAATACGTATAGTATTGGGTTGAAGGGGTCGACGGACCTGGTATGGGCGCGAAAAGTGGCGGATTATTTGGGGACAAATCATCACGAAGTTTGTCTTACGGAGGAGGAGTTTTTGGAGGCGATTCGCGATACGATTAAACAAATCGAGAGCTATGATACGACGTCGGTGAGAGCGTCTGTTCCAAACTACTTGGTAAGTAAGTATATCGGCGCGAATAGCGACGACTGTGTTATTTACTGTGGAGATATGTCGGATGAGATTTTTGGATCCTATCGCGGATTTATGAAAGCGCCTGCTGAAGAAGATTTTAAACGCGAAAATGAGCGCATGGTTCGCGATGTTTGTTACTTTGATTTATTGCGGTCCGATAAGAGCATCAGCGGGGCTGGTTTGGAAGCGCGTGTACCATTTGCAGATAAGAAGTTTTTGCAATACGTGATGAGTATTCCGCCGCAGTATAAGATGTTTAGCGACGCGCGTATTGAGAAGTATATATTTAGGAAGGCGTTTAGTGGTCTTTTGCCCGACGATATCCTGTGGCGTAGAAAGGAGGCGTTTAGCGACGGAGTGAGTGGACATGAAAAAAGCTGGTTCCAAATTATTAAGGAACATGTAGATAAACAAGTTACAGATGAAGAGTATAATAAATATAAAGAATTTATCGAATACACAGAAGTATATAATGCACCCTATGATAAAGAAAGTTACTATTATAGAAAAACGTTTGATAGTATGTACCAAGGGTGTGAAAACGTAATTCCATATTTTTGGAGACATCCATTTTGTGAAGAGAAGGACCCATCGGCGCGTTTGTTAACATGTTATAAAAATACGGATTCATAATAAGGTTTAATAATAATGTTTAACAATAATGATTATTCCTAACAAGGCAATAAAATAGTTAACGATTTTATGATGTTTCATTGAAGGAGAAAAAAGTTTAGCAGTACAAGATATGGCCGAACATAGATAACCTACAGTAACTAGTACAATGATTGATAGAGGGATGGTTACGCGGTTATGAATCAATAGTATAAAAAGATAAATAATACCAATAGTTCGAACTATTATTCCAAAGTCTTTTAATTTCATTATATATTTTAGGTATAATAAAATTAATAATATTTTTAGTCTAGGTATCTTCGTAGTAAGCTAAAATGCACTTTTACATATACTCTTTCAAAATCAGTAAAACACCACCTAACGCGATTAAGTAGTTATAATAGCTAGAATGTAAGTAACTGTCGGTATTTTTGGACTTACAAGCCAAAGCCGAACCTAGGGAACCGAGACTGATTAGTATAACAATAGAAATAGGTATATTTACACTATTTACGTATTGGAGGTAAAATAGGTAAAGAATACCAATTACGCGCAAGGCCATAGAAAAATCTTTAAGTGTAAGCATTTTATATAGTAACAAAATATTTTATTATTATTATTATTATTATTATTATTATTATTTTATTTTATTATTATTTTATTATTGTATATATGTCTACAGTAGAAAAAAAAGAAGTTGTTATTAGTCGCTCGGTTTCTCCAAAACGCGATACGCTAGTAGTTCCTCCTGGGGCAAGAGGCGCTGAAAGTATGCATCCAGCGCACGTACATGAACCAGAAGTTAAAGTAAATCCTGCAGAACCAGCAGATATCGACATTTCTAAATTGGTAAAACGAAAGAAAGACGAAAAAATACTTAAAAAAAAGCAAGAACGAAGAGCTTTAGCAGGAAAGGCAAAAAACCCTAGTTCGTCTAGTTCATCTATTTCATCCGTTTCTTCCATATCACTATCACCGAATGAAATACTTGAATTTGAAGAGGAAGAGCAAAAAAAACAAGCAAAAGTTTCGCCTAAGTCACTTTCTCCGCGTTTACGCTTGTCTCCTTTAGCAAGAGGAGTCGGTGCACAAGCAAGAAGAAAAAAATCATCGAGTTCGTCGAGTTCATCAAGTTCGTCATCTTCAAAGTCACCAAAAGGAAGAAAACCGTTGACACCAAGATTTGAAAAAATAAAAGCAAGATCAGTATCTCCAAAAGGAAAAGGAAAAGGAAAAGGAAAAGGAAAAGGAAAAGGAAAAGGAAAAGAAGGAAAGGAACATAGTGGTGGCGGGACGCGTAAGAAACAAAAACGCAAGTTACGTAAAACTCATGGTATAAAAAGGCGATGAACTAATATAAATATAAATATTTAAATTTAGGATATTTTATATTTATATATATATATATAGTAATAGTATGCCGCACGATTTAGATAGAAGACATATTCCTGGTAATCAAGAAGTAGAATCAGTTTTTTCAGGTCTTCCGAGAGGAAAAGACCTGAACACCGGCAGAACTCTGTATTATAATGCTGGCGTCACGACAATGTATGATAGGAATGGTAATCTAGTAGATAGTAGATTTCACTCGAGTGGGGGGGGGTAATAAATCAAGACGTAGTTCTCGTAAACGTGGTCGAAGAAATTCAAAGAAATCTAAACGCGTTCGTCATACTCGCCGAAAACAAACGCGTAGACATCGCCATCGCCGATAACCCGTTAAAATTCGTACAAATATTTTGCTTAATATTTAGCAATATATTTTGCTTAATAAATTTAATATAGCTATACTATATAATCAAACAAAGAAAATGGCTTGCGGATGTAGTATTGGTGGACAATCGGGCGGAACATATACTGGTCCTGCTCTTGCTCTTGCTCCTGGAAAACAAATGGGCGGTGGTAGAACTAGAAGACGCAAACATACACGGCGTCATCGTCGTAGTGGAACGCGTAAAGCAGGCTCTTGTGGGCGCAAACGCGCATGCAAATGTCCCGGAGGATGCAAGCGTTCTACCTGCCCTTGCTGTACGGGCAAAAGATTCTGCTGCACTAAAAGATGCCGCGGGCGTGGGTGTCGGTGTTAGATTGTAGACGAATAACGTATTTCGTCTTAGTATCACTCAGTCGCAGACTTATATTTATTTTATAATTTCCGTCGAATTACGGTTATTATAAAAATTGATAAACATAATAAACATAATTTGGTATATACAAACAGAACAACCATTTAGGTAACAACAATAGTAACCGACTAATCCTACACCGCCCGACAAACGAAACTAAATGTCATCAACAAGCGTACAAGCCCAAGCCCCAAAATACGACGTGTCATTCCGTTTATTAGACTTCAATATATTTGATGAAAAACGCGAAAAAGAAGAAGACCTCGATGACCAAGATGACAGTGGTCTACCTAACAAAGAAGACGAAGACCGTGGTGAAAAGAAATATAAAAAAGATGAAAAGTTAACAACAATTCAGATGTTCGGTCTTAATGAAAAAGGCGAAACATGCGCAATATTCGTTCGCGACTATCAACCATTCTTCTATATCAAAGTCGGCGATGAATGGACGATACCCCAAAAGGGGGCTTTTATTTCGCATTTAAAAGAGAAAGTCGGTAAATTCTATGAGAACTCTATTCTGGACACAGAGTCGAAACTCATCAAGAGGAAAAAGTTGTACGGGTTTGACGGAGGGAAAGAACACAAGTTTATTCTAATAAAATTCAAAAATGTGGCGACGATGAATAAGGTGAAAAACATGTGGTTTAAATTTGGTAAAGATGGAAAACAGCTACTGCGGCGCGAGGGGTATCCTTATTTCAATACGAGAACGGAAATATATGAAGCAAATATTCCGCCAATTTTGCGATTCTTTCACGTGCACGATATAAGTCCATCTGGGTGGGTTGGATTTGAGGCGAAGAAAGCGAAACAAACGCGCGGTGCGCTAAAAACGACGACGTGTACATATGAATACGAAATCGCTTCACTAGATATTGTTCCTCTAAATAGCAAGGAAACAATTGTACCTTATAAGATATGTAGTTTTGATATTGAGGCGAGTAGTAGTCATGGAGATTTCCCAATTCCAATCAAGACGTATAAGAAACTCGCTACAAATATTGTAGATGTTTGTGATGCAATTTGTCGCAAATCTGGGGCGACGACCTCCACCGAAGCGATGGAATACATTACTCCTTCACTTTTGAAGCAGCTTCTATATACCGCTTTTGGATATGGTGCACCGGCGCACCCAGATATTGACCGTATTTATACAAAGATTAAAGTATCAGAACAACGACTTGCGTCGCTATTTGAAGTATGGGTGTCATTGCATATACCCGATATTAAAATGAATGAAGCCTTGAAAGAAAGCAATACGATTGAGAAAATGTTTGAAAAAGTCGCCGAAAGTAACAAAGCACATGATGAAGATGATAACGGCGAAGATGTTGAAGCCGACGACGAAGAAGACGGCAATGAGGGAGAAGAAGAATATGTAGATATAGAAGAACGCGAAGAAGACGGTGACGACGGAGAAGATGGAGAAGACGACGAAACCGAAAAAGATAAAGAAGCAAATCGTTTGATGATGGCGTATGCGGGAGTAAAGTCGCCTTCATCAGCATCTTCTGCAAAACCGAAAAAAGCTACAAACACAGCAAAACAGCCACCAGTACAAAAGGAAACAGTTATTCATCTTATTACATCGCCGCTAGACAAAATGGACCGCGAAACAAAAATAAATAAGTTGAATGTGTCGCTGCAAGAAATATTTCCTCAAGTAGAAGGAGACAAAGTCACATTTATTGGCTCGACGTTCTTAACATATGGCGAGAAACGCCCTTATCTCAATCACTGTGTCGTTCTCGATACATGCAACACATTGAAAGACGAGGTCGCGAATTCGGAGATACAGACATGTAAAACAGAGCGAGAATTACTGCTAGCATGGACGGATATAATCCAGCGTGAAAATCCGGATATAATCATTGGCTACAATATTTGCGGTTTCGATTTTGAGTTCATGTTTCGCCGCTCGCTAGAAAATTCGTGCGAGAATGAATTCCTGAAGTTGTCGCGAAATAAGGGCGAGTTTTGCGGCGCGCGTGACTACAATACTGGTAAGATATGCATTAAAGAAAGTAGTATTGTTATTGCAAGCGGTCAACATGATTTGCGGTATATTGACATGAAAGGGCGGCTTCAGATTGATTTGTATAACTATTTCCGCCGCGATTTTAACCTTACGTCATATAAGTTGGACTATTGTGCTGGATACTTTATTGGCGACGGTGTGAAAAAGCTAGAACATCTGCCTAGCGGTAATACGCGGATATTTAGTTCGAATCTTATGGGTCTTGAAAATGGTAACTATATACACTTTGAAGAATCCAGTCACTCGACGGATACGTACAAGGATGGAGCAAAATTCAAGGTGACGAACGTGAATCTTGTCGATAAGTCATTCGTGGTCGAAGGTCACGAAAGCCCCGACATGACGAAATCTGTGCGCTGGGGGTTAGCGAAGGATGATGTAACGCCGCAGGATATTTTCAGAATGACGAACGAGGGACCGGCGGAGCGCGCAATTATTGCGAAATACTGTATTCAGGATTGTAACTTGGTTCATCATCTTATGAACAAAATCGATGTAATGACGGGATACATTGAGATGGCGAAGATTTGTAGTGTACCGATTAGTTTCCTCGTGTTGCGCGGACAAAGCATTAAGCTGACGAGTTTTATTGCGAAAAAATGTCGCGAGAAACGCACACTGATGCCTGTGATTGAAAGATCGTTCGGTAACGAGAGCTACGAAGGTGCAATTTGTCTTCCACCGAAATGTAACTTGTACTTGGACAACCCCGTTGCGTGCCTTGACTACTCGTCGCTATATCCGTCGTCGATGATTAGCGAGAATTTGTCACATGATAGCAAAGTGTGGACGAAGGAATTTGACTTGGCGGGGCAACTGGATCGTGAAACAGGAATAAAAGACCCATCGGGTAACTATATATATGACAATATGGACGGATATGAATATGTGGACGTAACATATGATACGTATAAATGGGTTAAAAATCAACGCGGACGTGCTATTAAAACACTGAATGGTACTAAAATTTGCCGATTCGCTCAACCAAGGGATGGTGTGAAAGCAATCATGCCGACAGTGCTTGAAGAATTGCTTGCCGCTCGTAAAGCTACGCGCAAACTAGCGGAAGCGACCGATGACCCCTTTATGGCGAATATTTTAGATAAACGGCAGCTTGGTTATAAAGTAACGGCGAATTCACTCTACGGACAATGTGGAGCGAAGACGAGTACATTTTATGATGTGGATATTGCGGCGTCAACGACGGCGACAGGACGCAAATTGCTAACATATGGTAAAAGGATAGTAGAGGAAGTATACGGGGATGCAAAAGTGGAGTCGAAGAAATTTGGATTTGTAAATACAAAAGCTGAGTACATATATGGTGACAGTGTTGCGAATTATACGCCGATATATATTAGAGAGAATGGTGGACAATTGAATATTATACAGATAGACGAGTTAGTTGAGTTATATGGGGACACTGCGGGATGGGTGTATAGCAAAGAGGAAGGTAAAGAAGGAAAAGAATATTGCGAGATGATTCCATCAATGAATATCGAAACCTGGTCAGATAAAGGATGGACGAAACTTAATAGAATTATTCGTCATAGACTAGCGCCTCATAAAAAAATGATTCGAGTATTAACTCATACAGGGTTAGTAGATGTAACAGATGACCATTCGCTTGTAGACATAAATGGTAAGGAAATATCTCCAAAAGATGTTAAATGTGGAACTTCATTGTTACATAATAATTTACCAGTTAATACTAGTTACTGTAAGTCTAATATTACAGTTCAAGAAGCACAAGTTATGGGTTTCTTCTTCGGTGATGGTAGCTGTGGTATGTATAACTGCGCCTCTGGAAAAAAAAAATCATGGGCATTAAATAACGCATCAATGGATATAATTAATAAATACGTTATATTATGTTCTATTTCATATCCAAATTTTAAATGGAAATATTTAAATACAATAGATAGTTCGGGGGTATATAAGATTGTTCCTTCGACAGACACATATGGTGATATTGCTAGATTTGTTGAAAAATATAGAAAACTAATGTATAATAACAAAGCGAAAGTAATACCACATGAAATATTATTTAATACCGAAGAAATTAGAATGGCGTTTTGGAATGGAATGTATGATGCTGATGGTGATAAAGACGCTAACGGATATATTAGAATAGACCAAAAAAATCAAATTAGTGCATCTAATATTTGTTGGCTCGCTCAAAGTTTAGGATGGAAGACATCTTTAAATACTAGAACAGACAAAGAAAATATATATAGAGTTACAATGACAAAATTACTTCAAAGAAAACCAGCAACAGAAGTTAAAAAAATCCATGAAATTTCATACCCTGATGGAGAATATGTATATGATCTCACGACGGAAAATCACCACTTTGCTGCCGGTATTGGTAATATTATAGTTCACAATACGGACTCGGTATTCTTTACATTTAATCTTGCTACATCTGATGGAATTCCGATACGCGGAAAGGATGCGCTTGAGATTACAATCGAGTTTGCAAAAGAGGTGGGTAATCTTGCTACGAAGTTCTTAAAGTCGCCGCATGCATGGGTATATGAAAAGACACTAATGCCGTTTTGCTTACTTTCGAAAAAGAGATATATCGGGATGCTTTATGAAGACAAGCCGGAAAAACCGAAGCGCAAAAGCATGGGTATTGTTTTGAAGCGCCGCGATAATGCGCCAATTGTGAAGGATATATATGGAGGCGTAATCGATATTCTCATGAAAGAACAAAATGTGGAGACGGCAATTAAGTTTCTAAAAACATCTTTACAAAATTTAGTAGATGAGAAGGTTCCGATGGATAAACTTATCATCTCAAAGTCGCTGCGAAGTGGATACAAGAACCCCGCACAAATCGCACACAAAGTATTGGCGGATCGTATGGGTAAGCGCGACCCAGGTAATAAACCAAGTATCGGTGACCGTATACCATTTGTATACATACAAAACCCGGATAAAAAAGCACTACAAGGAGAGCGTATTGAACACCCAGACTATATAATCGCAAACAAAATTAAACCGAATTATGCCTTCTATATAACGAATCAAATTATGAAACCGATACAGCAGGTATTTGCGCTGGTGTTGGAAAATATTCCGAGTTATAAGAGACAAGTACCGGGACTGAAGCGAACGATTGATGGGTGGATTGATAAACTGAAGGACGAGTCGAGTGATGAAAAAATAAGGAAAAAGATAGCGGATGTGCGTAATAAAGAAGTGAAAAAAATACTGTTTGACGATTACTTGATAGAGATAGATAACTCGACAAAAGGTAATCAGAATATAATGAGTTTCTTCAAGAAGGTATAATAGCACCGTTTTGTGCCGTTTTAGACTCTAATATATCGCATCGCGCTCGTATATAATTTTTTTTCTCCACGACTACTTGTTCCTATAGGCACGCCTGCTTTTTTATCTAAGCTTGCTAGCGTATCATCAAGTTTAAAGTTATAATCTTGTGGCCATTCATTATCCGATGGCCCTATCCATTTACCATTATCAAATGTATTTTCTAAAAATACATCTGGTAAATAGAATGCCTTCGTAAGAAGTCCGTTCCATCCGCGAATAAATTTCTCAGGCGGTATTTCTCTATCCCTATATAAATAAGTAATGGTGCAATATTTTATTGGAACATCAAAGTAGCGCCCTGCTGTAAGGCGGCTCATACTTTTTCCTTTCGAAACGACGTCAGCAATAAGTTCTTGTTCTTCTTTTTTAGACCATTTTTTATTTTCGAATTTCATCAAATCTCTCGCATCTGTAGCGCCTCTAGCGCCTACATCTCCCGGTACACCATCAAACCATTTACCCAAACACTCTCGAGCTGTCATATTTGCGTCATAACATGTAACAAACATCCCATCTGGAAGTTTATCCGGGCTAACAATATGTTCCTCTCTTATTAAAAATGATAAATATCCTACACCTTTTTTACCAGGACTACGTGTTCGCCCAACCCATTGAAGAACAGGATGCACGCTAGACGGCAAAAAAGAATATAAACGTTTAAACGTATCGCGATGGTCTATAATATCGGTACACTTCATGGGAGGGCTAGACGCGTCCGCACCCAAAACATTATGAAGGATTGAATTTGCGGCACAGTTTTCAGCTTCATATGCTCTTTGTAAGTCTAAAAAATGGGAAAAGTCGGCGGATACAATTACAAGAGATTTTTTGTATTCTTCTGCCGAAAGTCTTGGTAGTGTTGTTGTTACAATATTATACGGTATGAATGTTATAGTTTGCGTATTTATTTTCCATATTTTTTGGAAAACGGTCAAACACGATTTGTAGGGTACCTCATATTCATGTGCTGTTTCTTCATCATCGTTGGGATTTGCTGGGTAAAAAAGAATATATACTCGTGAGAACTTCTTTCTAGGCTTGAAACGCATCGTATGTGCAATAATTTGACCCGTATATTCTGTTCCCGCGTGAGGAAGAACATAACCGTTTAAATCTTTTACTTCTATTAGCGAAAAAGAGTTAATATGTTTTACTATGTCTGATTCATTAAACCACATATTTTATATAGAAGTTAAGAAAAAAATAATATATATTTCAAGTATATTATTTTTACAACATAAAGTATTTTACTTACTATTACGCAATATTACCCGTGATGGTTATATTATTTATATTATTTATATTATTTTATATTATTTTATATTATTTTATATTATTTTCTATACATTTGGTCTCCTTAACATTCTTTGAATCGCATATGCTCCAATTGCGACCCACATAGTGACAATAACATTTGAACCTTCGGTGACTAACCATCGCATCGCGATACAATGAGGCGCTGACACCATTAACGGAGAGAGAATAAACCCTACTATAGTAAGCGGTGCGCAATAGGTAGGATATAAATGAACAGCCAAATAGTGTAAAGTAATCCACATCAAATAATAACCAAACATTGAATGTATAACTTTAACCAAGGACCATAACATCGCACGCAATCTATTTACTTGATGCCGCAATAAACCGATACACGAATTCAAAGTACGATAGTAACCAAAATTGGGTAGTATATTAGGATCGTAAATATCATAGTCTCCCGCATCAGCATCAGCATCATCATTATCTGGATACATTAAGAAAGACCCTAGAGGCATTTATTTGACTGATGGCTTTTAAGTTTATTTATTATTAACTTACCATTTTATATTTCAATTTTACATATAATATAATTATTTACGGTATTACTAATATTAGTCATATTCAGGATAATTTGTATCATCGTCGTTACCGGAAACATCGTGTGTATCTTCTGGTGTATATGTTGTATTGTTAAAATTATTTCTAGATATTGAACTATTCATAAGTCTTTCAATTCGAGGAATAATATTTTGACTACTATTTGAATTTGAATTTTGCAAATTTTCGCTATTTAATGGTAAGTCAAAAGAAAACATTATAGAGTTATCATTTACATTATCTATCGACAAGTTATTAAAGTCGTTGCTTCTATTTTCAAGAAGAGTATTAAAGATATTTGATATAGTAATATTTTCAGCAGTATTTATATTGTCTGCATCATTAGTATTGCTCGAACTCTCTCTGTTTTCAGAATTCCCCGAATTATTACTATTTGTTTCGGTATTAGTAGAGTCATTTGTTTGAGATGCTTGTACATGTACCACATTTTCTCTACATAAAGGACACGTTGAATGTGTTTCTAGCCACCGCATCATTCTAAAAGGTACAAAACAATGCTTACAGCGTTTCACAGATAAAACTACTGATTCTGGTGTAAAAGTTTCTCGTGTAATTGGACACTCTGTATTTATAATTTCGTTAGAGGGTATTGCACCATAAGTTATTATTTCGGTATGTTCTTCTATTTCGGAAATAGTTAACCCTCCATTTCTTCGCCTATTTAATAATGTATTCTCGGTAGTAGGATTTAATAGTACAGTTCGAGGTATAGAATAAATTAAACTACCTATATCAAAAATATTGCTTCTTGCGTTTCTTGCGGTTGTTTCTTGCATGCCTCTAGTCGCTGTTGTTGCATTTCTTGCAGCCGCTCCACTTCTTGATGCATTACCCAAAGTAGTATTACGTTCTATCGCGTCTATTTCTTGTTCACTGTCGTCATTAACCATATAATTAAAACCGCGCGAGTATTCGGAAATAGAATCATTATCATTCGCATTATCATTCGCATTATCATTCGCATTATCATTCGCATTATCATTCGCATTATCATTCGCAGCCGGTTGTCGATGCAATGTATCTCTACTATTGCGTAAACGTTCACGTCTTCTAGTAATATATCTTCTTCTTTCATTTTGTGTTTCAATCATATTTGTTATACACCTTTCTATATTTGAATACATATCATGTGTTCTCGAAACAAGTACTCCAAAATTACTCATTAAATCAAGATAACTATATTCAAAATCCATATTAAAAGCATTATCATAATCAGAATGTCTACTACTATAACCTCTGTTATTAAGATTGTTATTGTTATTGTTATTGTTATTGTTATTAAGATTGTTATTGTTATTAAAATTAGCATTATTTATTCCATTTCCATTTCTATTATAAGACATTCGTCTATTATATAATTTAATATATCAAATGTGTTTAAATATTAAATGCATTTAAATATTAAATACTACTCGCACTATTAACGTATACACTATCTTCTTAAAGGTATAACTTTAGCTCTTAACAAAATATTAAAATGACAGACGAACACCATAAACGACAAACTAGATTTATTGAATACAACGACAAAGGAATAACAGGTTTAGCAAACTTAGGGAATACCTGTTTTATAAATGCATGTATACAGTGTCTATCACATACATATGAATTAAATGATTTTTTATCAAAAGAAGACGGAGAGTATAAGAAACATTTAAATAATAAACCCGAGTCGGTTCTTTTAGTAGAATGGGATGACCTTCGCAAGTTGATGTGGAGTCAAAATTGTATTATTTCTCCTGGACGTTTTATAAACACTATACAGCGTATTGCAAAAATTACAAACCGTGACTTATTTACGGGATGGTCGCAAAACGACTTGCCGGAATTTCTCTTATTTTTGTTTGATTCGTTTCATAGTGCGTTAACGCGGGAAGTTATTATGGATATTAAGGGAAATATAAAAACAAAAAAAGATGAAATGGGTAAGGCGTGTTATGAAATGATGAAAACGCAGTATACGAAAGACTACTCTGAATTTTTAAATATATTTTTTGGAATACATGTATCTGTTTTAACGTCTGTAGTCGAAAAAGATAAGCAGTTAACAAGTAACAGTGAGGATTTAAACTACTTGAGTTTGCGTCCCGAACCATATATGTTAATACATCTTCCGATACCATCAAAAGAAGAAGTAAATATAAGAAATACGGATAAAAATGTAACATTATTTGACTGTTTTAATAAGCAATGTGAAAGTGAGATATTAGAAGGCGATAATGCGTGGTTTAATGAAAAGGAGAATAAAAAACAAAATGTTAATAAAAGACTATTATTTTGGAGTCTTCCGAATATAATGATAATTGATATTAAGCGATTTATAACATCTATGAATGGAAGAAGTAAAAAAAATCAACAGTTTATTGATATTCCAATTAACAATGTAGACTTTTCGAAATATGTAGAAGGATATGCAAAAGAAACATATATATACGACTTATATGCAATATGCAACCATCATGGACAAATTGATGGCGGACATTATAGTGCTACAATAAAAACATCCAATGGTAAATGGTATAATTTTAATGATACTCAAGTAACTGAAATTTTAGTTAACGATAATATAATTAGTGGAAATACGCCATATTGTCTGTTTTATCGAAAAAAAAAAATTACTTGAATTATATATATAGAATAATTATAATAAATGAGTATAAGTTATAATTCATTAACCGGAATAGAAGGAAATCCAGTAACATATATTAGTGACTTGGCGATGGAAGGGAAAAGAAACTTAGATGCGTCTAGTGCAACAACTCGAATTGTTATTTTACTTGCTTTTGTTGTTATAACTATTTTATACTACTTTTTATTTTCATCTTTAGGAAAAGGTAATGGAAGTGGTGTAGGAGATTCGCCCGGATCAGGTTCTGGTTCAGGCATGGGTAGTGAAACCACGAGTAAAAGAACATTAGAAGTAATACTATGGAGTATTTTTGTTATTCTTATCATTATTAATGGGTTTCAATATTTTTTCAACGTTAATTTTACCGCGTCTATTAAAGATATTTTTACAGACAAACCGAAAGTAGATCTCACAATTCAGCAACCTCCAAATGAAAGCGTAGTACCCCAGCTAAAAATAAAAAAAGAAGTATATAATATCCCGAGCAATAACTACACATACGATGATTCGAAGGCGATATGTCAAGCATATGGCGGTGGTCTAGCGTCATATAAACAAGTAGAAGAAGCCTATAACAAGGGTGCTGAATGGTGTAATTATGGGTGGTCTGATGGACAAATGGTTCTTTTTCCGACGCAACAAAAAACATGGGACAAATTACAAGGTATTGAAGGACACGAAAACGATTGTGGAAGACCGGGTATAAACGGTGGTAAAATAGATAACCCTAATGCTCGTTTTGGGGTAAATTGCTACGGTTTTAAACCGCTTATAACTTCGGACGAGCGTGATAACATGAAGAATACACCGGTTTACCCAGTTAGTATGAAAGATATGGAGTTACAAAAGAAACTGGACTACTGGAAGAAACGTGTTCCTGAAATAATTCTTTCCCCATTTAATAAAAACAGCTGGAGTATTTTAGGGTAATATTATTACAAGAAGCATTATCATAACGTTATGATACCATTATGATACCATTATGATACTATTATGATACTATTATGATAATGTTATCATTACCATAATAAAATTGAAATTAATATAATAAAAGTTTATTCATATAACATTGCAAACAAATATCCACAATATGAAATCTTTTATTAAGCCTGTAAATGCCGCTGTTCGCAATATCATGAGCACCATGGTCGAAAAGATCGCGGTTACTGCCGACAAAACTAATACTACTTTAAGTAAACAGCGTGCGGTTAGCGCGGCATTGGGGCAAAATATTACAAAAGATCACATGGCGATATATTGCGAAATTGAAAAAAAAATAGGGGCAACGAAAAAGTGCACGTTTGGTCATACGCGTGGAAGCAAAACAGGCGTGAAACATGAAGGATGTA